CACAAATCTCAACTCCTAGTATATCACCTAGATTTGCATTAGATACGGCAGCATCTGATTTAGGAAACCAGATTACTCAATCTTTACAAGGGCAACCTGTGAGAGCATATGTAGTAAATCAGGATATCCAGAATGCGAATAAGTTAGATAGAAAAATAAAGGAAACGGCAACACTAGAATAATATGAAGTTTTTTGAGTTAGTATTGGATGAGGAGAAGCTATTGCATGGTATAGATGCAATCAGTATTGTAGAACATCCTGCAATAGAGGAGGATTTTATCACCTTGAGCAAAGATTACAAATTTGAGTTTAAGGAGGTAGATCTTGAGAAGAGAGTTCTGATGGGTGCTGCTATGATTCCTGATAAGCCTATTTACAGGAGAGATCAGGATGAGGAGTATTATGTATTCTTTACGAAGGAGACTATCAGGAGAGCATCTGAATTGTATCTCATGAATGGGAAGCAGGGGAATGCTACCTTAGAGCATCAGGAGAAGATCACAGGCTTATCATTAGTTGAGAGTTGGATAATAGAAGATCCTGAGAAAGATAAGAGCAGAGCGTATGGCTTAGAGTATCCTGTGGGAACATGGATGGTTTCAATGAAAGTTAATAATGAAGATATCTGGGAGGAATATGTCAAAAGTGGAAAAGTTAAAGGTTTCAGCATTGAAGGATGGTTCATGCAAAGAGAATCCACTATTGAACTCAGTTCTCAATTATCAGAAATTGAATCAGAAGAAGCAGAACATCTCCTATCACTTTATCTATTGGGAGTAATAAAAGCTACTATCAAAGATGATAAGAGATACAAGTCAGGGAGAAAGTTGGAGATGGAGAGTTATAGAGACTACCCTGATTCAGTATCTAACAATGCGAAGAAAGGGATTGAACTCAATGAGAAGGGAGGAAATAAATGTGCTACTCAAGTTGGTAAAGTTAGGGCGCAACAATTAGCACAGAATCAACCTGTATCTGTTGAGACTATTAAGAGGATGTATTCATACCTGAGTAGAGCACAGGAGTATTATGATGAGGGAGATAAAGAATCCTGTGGATATATCAGCTATCTCCTTTGGGGAGGTTTATCAGGCAAGAGATGGGCTGAGAGTAAATTGAAAGAATTGGGAGAGTTATGAAAGTAACCCAAAATATTAGTTTTAAGTTGTTTAATTAGAAAAGTTCAGAAAAATGAATTTAACAGAAGTGTTTAAGAAGATTGAAATGGCATTAGCACCTTCAGAAGATGTTGCTCCAGAAGTACAGGAAGAGGTTAAGGTTGAAATGGCTACAATGAAACTAGCTAATGGTATTGTTGTAGAAGCAGAATCATTTGAAGCAGGTCAGAATGTATTCTTGATTGGTGAGGATGATGAGAAAGTAGCTGCTCCTGTTGGAGAGCATGAATTGGAAGATGGCAAGATCCTAGTTATTGAAGAGGAAGGAGTTATTAAGGAAATCAAAGAAGCTACTGAAGAGGTTGTTGAAGAAGAGCCTGTTGCTGAAGAAGAATCTACTGAGATGGCTGAAGAGATGGAGTATGTAAGCAAAGAAGAGTTTACTGCTGCAATGACAGAAATCAAAGAGATGATTGCTGCAATGATGCCTAAGGAAGAGCAATCTGCTGAGGAAGTGGTTGAGGAGAAAGTTGAGATGAGTGAAGTACCTGCTGCAAAGAAGGTAACTGCTGCTCCTGTTGAAAAGAAGCCTCAGGTACAGAACTTTTCAAAGTCAGGTAGAGGAACTACATTGGCTAGAATTTATAGTAAATTATCATAATTAAATAAAGAAGAAGAAAAATGGCTGATTCTATTACTAGTAGTTATGCAGGAGAATTTGCAGGGAAATACATTGCCGCTGCATTATTGAGTGCTGACACTTTAGATGGTGGCGGTATAACTATCCGCCCTAATGTGAAGTTCAAAGAAACAATGCGTACTCTTTCAACCAATGGATTGGTTAAGGATGCTGCTTGTGATTTCTCTGATGCTTCAGATGTAACAATTGCAGATCGTGTATTGACTCCAAAGGAGTTACAAGTGAACTTGCAATTATGTAAGAAAGACTTCCACAACCAATGGGAAGCTGAGCAAATGGGTTATGGTGCTTTTGATGAGTTACCTGCATCATTCACAGACTACTTAATCGGTTATGTAGCTGATAAGGTTGCTCAGAAAACAGAGCAAATGATTTGGGAAGGAACAGGCTCAACTAATGAGTTCTCTGGATTGACTACTCAAATTGCATTAGATGCTGACCTTCCTGCTGCTCAAGAGATTGCAGGTACAAGTGTTACTGCTGCTAATGTTATTGCTGAGTTAGGTTCTATTGTTGATGCAATCCCTAGTTCAGTTTACGGAAAAGAAGATCTTTACATCTATGTATCTCAAAACATTGCTCGTGCTTATGTTCGTGCTTTAGGTGGATTCTCTTCAGTAACTCTACAAAATGTAGCTGCTGCTGAAAATGTAGGTGTTGCAGGTATTGGTGCTAATGGTGTTGATAACAAGGGTACTATGTGGTACGGAATGGGACAGAACTTAGCATTTGATGGTGTGAAGTTGTTTGTTTGTTCAGGTCTTGCTGACAATACTGCAATGGCTGCTCAGAAGTCTAACCTATTCTTTGGTACAGGTCTTTTATCAGACCACAACGAAGTTAAGGTTCTGGATATGAGCGATTTGGACGCTTCTCAGAATGTGAGATTTGTGATGCGTTTTACCGCAGGTGTACAATACGGATTTGCTTCTGATATCGTTACTTACGGAATCGCAAATACGGCTAACGACTAAGAGTTGATTGATAAATCTTAAAAGGGGCAGGTAGGCTTATGCTTGTCTGCCCTTTTTTAATAAAAAAAATAATATGGCTTGTACATTAACAAAAGGAAGAAACGAACCTTGTAAGGATGTAGTAGGTGGGATTACTGCGGTATATCTTGCAGACTTTGGGACATTAGGTGCTATCACTTATGATACAGGTTCAGGAGTTGAAGATACAATTGATGCTTTTGGTGGAACTCCTGCTTGGTTTCAGTTTGATGTGAAGGGTGCTTCATCATTTGAGCAAACTATTACTTCATCCAGAGATACAGGAACATCATTCTATGAGCAGGTATTGAACCTCACATTGAAGAAGATGAGTAAGGAAACTCACAATGAGTTGAAGTTGATTGTAAGATCTAGACCTCATGTAGTTGTAGAGGATAACAACGGCAATAAGTTCATGATGGGCTTAGAGTATGGTGCTGAGGTAACAGGAGGTTCTGTTGTAACAGGAACTGCAATGGGTGATCTATCTGGATATACTTTAACATTTACTGCTCAGGAGAAACTACCTGCTAATTTCGTAGATGCTACGATTACTGCTGATGCTTCAGAGATATCTGATATCTAATATCTGATCCTGATTATAATCAAAGAAGCCCCTCCATTAAGGAAGGGCTTTCTTTTTTGGTAGATAGTCTACCTAGAGAGATGAATGGCAAATATACCACAATAATTCTTTTGGGTTTTATAATTGTATGATAATAGTTGAAGAAAATACTACGGCAACAATTAAGATGTATATCAGGGATTTCTCAGAGCCAATTTATTATCTGGAAGTTATCTCAGAAGGAAATAGAAAGCAGGAATCGTTTACTGATATCACTTCAGGATCTACATATGATGATTTTAGAAAAGTGCTTAGATTTGCCTATGATGTTTCTACCTTGAATAAGGAGAGTTTCTATATTTTGAAGATTTGGGAAACGGAGGGAAAGACTAAATTGCTTTCTCAGGATAAGTTATATATCATTCCAACAGGATCTGATGTTAGCACTTATCAACCCAAGTTGACCACAACAGAAAAGACTATGAATAACGAGTTTAAGATTTATGGAGAATAGTATCAAATTTGTGCAGCTATCAAGCTATACAAGCCCTGTAATTTCTGAGAATAGCAGAAAGGGATGGGTAGAGTATGGAGCAGATAACAATTACTTTCAGTATTTGATAGACAGATATAATGGATCTCCTACAAATAATGCAGTTACTTCTGGAATCATTGACATGATTTTCGGAGAGGGTATTGATGCTACTGATTCAGGAAAGAATCCAGAGGGATATATTCAATTAAGGAAGTTGATCAAAGATCCTGAATTGAAGAAGGTGATCAATGATTACTATATGCTAGGTAATGGTGCTTTCCAAGTAATATACAATCAGAATAAGAGTAAGATTGTTGAGGTTCATCATATGCCTGTGGAGTGCCTTAGAGCAGAGAAATGTAATGAGGAAGGAGAGATTGAGGGATATTACTATGCTTATGATTGGGATAAGGTCAAAAGCAAGAAAGGTGCTGAGAGGATTCCTGCATTTGGATTTGGTGAGTTATCTGATAAGGTTGAGATATTGTATTTCAGACCATATCGCTCTGGATCTTACTACTATTCTCCTGTTGATTATCAGGGTGCTTTACCATATGCTGAATTAGAAGGAGAGGTAGCAAACTACCATATCAACAATATCAAGAATGGACTTGCTCCTAGTATGATAGTAAACTTCAATAATGGAGTACCTCCAGAGGAGGAGAGAAATATCATTGAATCACAGATTAAGCAGAAGTGGAGTGGATCAAGTAATGCAGGGAAATTCATTCTTTCATTTAATGATAGTGCTGAGACTGCTGCAAGTATTGAGCCTGTTCAGTTATCAGATGCTCATAACCAATATGAGTTCCTATCTAAAGAATCTCAGCAGAAGGTGTTGGTAGGACATAGAATCACATCTCCTATGTTGTTTGGTGTTAAGGATCAAACAGGATTAGGGAATAATGCTGATGAGATTAAAACGGCTTTCACTTTGTTTGATAATAGTGTTATCAGACCTAAGCAGAATCAGGTGATAGATGCGATAGATCAGATCCTAGCTTTCAACAATGTATCCTTAGACTTATACTTTAAAACACTTGCTCCTTTAGAATTTACAGAAGTTGAGGAGGTAACTGATGAGGAAACTCTTGAGAAGGAAACAGGGATTAAGATGAGTGCCCCTGAGTTCACTAAGGAGGATGAGAAGGAATGGCTTGAATATCTTGCTGATAAGGGAGAGGATATTGATGAAGAGGAATGGGAGTTGACTGCGGTTCAGGATGTGGATGATCCAGATAATGAGGATCAGATTGTAGAGGCTATTACTTCTGTAAGTATGGCAGCAGTTTCTTCCTATGGAGATGCTGAGGAGAGATCTTCAGGAGATGCAGGAATGTTCAAAATTAGATACAGATATTCAGGATCATTAAGAGACAACTCAAGAACATTCTGCGTGGAGATGGTTGGATTATCTGATGGAGGCAAAGTATATAGAAAGGAAGATATCAATCAGATGAGTTTCTCTGGAGTGAATGGGCAGTTCTCACCTAAAGGAAGATCTACATATTCAATCTTTAAGTATAAAGGAGGAGCGTATTGCCACCATAAATGGCAGAGGCTTGTTTATATGAGAAGAAGGGATGGAGGGAAGTTCTTGCCTAAGAGCAAAACAGAGGCTCTAGAGAATGATAGAAGAGTATCACCTAGTGCAGCCTCTGGAGCAGGAGTTCCACAGAGCAAGATCAATCCTAAGGATTATGATACTGCTAATACTAGACCGATTGATATGCCTAACAGAGGAAAACTAAACTAAGATGGCTGAGATATTATTTGTATCACCTAGTGATGTTATTAAGAGAACAGGAATCAATGGGAATGTTGATAGAGATCAGATGATTCAATTCATTAAGATTGCTCAGGATATTCATGTTCAGGGGATTCTAGGAACTAAGTTATTCAACAAGATAAAGAGTGATATTACAGGAGATTCTTTAGCAGGAGATTATTTAGCCCTTTTCACAGACTATATTCAAGATATGGTAATCCACTATTCAGCAATAGAGATACTCCCTTACATTCATTATAAGGTAGCAAATGGAGGGATATATACTAAAGGATCTGAGAACGGAACTAGTGTTACTAAGGAAGATCTTGATTATCTAGTACAGAAGGAGAGAGATATTGCAGAACATTATGCAAGAAGATTTGTGGATCATATGGCGTTTTATAATTCTAAGTTCCCTGAATACAATTCAGCATCTGATGATGATATGTACCCTAGTAAGAATCAAAACTTCAATGGATGGGTTCTCTGATAACTAAAAAGTAATCTATGGGTTTTATAATTAAGAATACTTACAAGCCAAAGGTGGAGAACATCCAGAAGCTAAAGAAGTATATCATGAAAAAGAATAGCAAGAAATGAGTGATCTAGAAGGCTACGGAAAAATATATGAATCTACTTGGTGGGGTGATGGTAGAGATAACAACATAAGTTGGGGATCTGTTTATGCTACTTTAGGAGGCGCACCATTACTTGATACCTACACAG